GCGGGCGCGCGTCCGCCGTGCCCCTACAGGAGGAAACCGATGGACGCACTTTACTACGTGCCAGGCACGGGATTTCCGGGCACGATCCAGGACGCGGCCGGCAACATGGTGGCCGCGATCAACACGTTCGGCGAGGAGGAGTCCAGGCGCTACGGGCTGTTGTTCGCGGCGGCGCCGGACATGCTCGACGCGATCGAGGCCACCATTGATGCGCTGTCGGGGAGTGAGTTTGTGAGCGTGGTTGCGTGGCTGGAAGACGTGCGGAAGAAGGCGAGGGGGCAACGCTAGAATGCCCGTAACGCTGTCAACTCGGTGTCAACTTTCGACGCGATGAGAAAAAACGACACACGGCTCGAACAGGCGCCAAACGTCACGCCTGAGCAGTTGAGGGCGATTCGTGCTGAGTATGGTCAGAGCCTGGCGCAGTTTGGCGTGACGCTTCGGCGGACGCTGAAGCCAAACGTGGGGACCGGCTTCAGCAGGGAGTACGTGCGGCAGTTGGAGGTGGGCAAGAAGCCGATCACGGGGAAGCTGGCCCGTGCTGCGCTTATCCTGGGAGCGATGATTGACGGCGTCGATGAGGTATGGGCTCGGGCCAGGCCGGTCGAAGTGCTTGCGATGAACGACATCGCCGGCGCGCTGGTCACCGGCGAAGCGCGCAGGTGCGCTCTGGCCGGCTGCCGGATTGAGTTTGTGCCAAACTCGCCTAGTCAGAAGTATCACGCCAGGGCTTGCAGAAGTGAGGACTATAAAAGGAAGAAGGAGCGGAAACGATGAGGGAACCAACAGAAAAAAACGAGCACGCGCCCTCCCCCGGGCGCGTGCCCACCGACACAGAGCAGTCACGACGACTGGTGTCCATAGTATAGCACAGGCGTCAAGCTGTGGACAACCGATCGTACGTGGGGCTGCTGATGCGTGCGTTGACGCGTGGAACATCGGGCCGGGCGCAGGTCGGGCCGCTGGCGTGTTTCGTGGTGATGGTGCTGTTGAAGCAGGAGCATCCGGATTGGTGGTCGGTCGAGGAGCTGATGGCGCTGACTGGGTGTGACGAGGAGACGATCGCGGCGGCCCGGCAGGTTCTGCCGGCGGTGGGGGTGGCATGCCTGGGTCCGGGCGGGCGGGGAATCCGGCTGACGGATTCGGTTGTAAGTCAGTTGGAATTCTGGGACAGAACTAAGAAGATCGGTTTAACCGATCTTGTCTCTGGTAGTAGTAGTAGTCTTTTACCTACAGAGGGAGAAACACTACCACTACCACTGACAGATGGTGCTAGATCGGTTAAACCGATCCAGCGTCACCCTGACCTGGAGCGCCTGGCGGGGATCCTGATGACGCATGGCTGTCCACCCGGTGACGCCCGGGGCGCGATTCAGGCCGCCCTCAGCGATGGGGACGCGCCGGACAGCGTGGAGCTGCAGGCGCTGCTGTGGATTGCGTACGTGCGCTCGCCGTTGGGGGAGTCGATCAGGTTCCCCTCGTTCGTGGCGCGCCGGCTTGAGCAGAACGTGCCGCCGCCGAGCTTTGCTTACCGGGTGAAGAAGGACGATCCGGACTGGCGGCGCTGGCATCGGGAGCACGAGACTCTTCTCAGGCGCATCAAGGCTCTGGGTGGGCCGCGCTTTTCGATGGGCATGGATGTGGGGGAAGAGTGGGTGGAGTTTCTGGAGCGCAGTCGGGGGCAGGGGGAAGAGAGCGAGGTTGACGACAATGGAGAGTAAGACGCTGGACGCAGGGACGATGCAGGGTCTGATCGGGTACAGCCCGAATCGGCTGGTGTATGGGAAGATGACCTTGAAGCACCGGCAGTCGAACGGGACGCACTATCTGCGGCTGACGGTCGGGAACGGGACGGAACGGTATCCGATCGACGACGAGGTTGAGGTGATCGTGAACGCGGTGAAGGGCCTGGGCTTTGCGGAGCCCGGGCGCCATATGCGATTCGACGCGGAGACCGGGGAGCAGCTGGTGTTGTTGAGCTGGCCGGTGGGGGAGCAGCCGAAGTTGTTTTAACCACGGATGGCACGGATTGCACGGATAGGAGGCGGGCATGCACGACTGTGGGAAGGGCTGCGGGCAGGCGTGTGACTGCGACGTGGAGGATACGTGGCTCGAGGCGCCGGACGATTGCACGCACGAGTGCGAGGAGTTCGACGACGAGCAGGAGGCGAGCGTGACAGAAGACAAGCGGGTGGTTCGCGGCGAGTGGCGGTGTGAGCACGAGGACGGGCCGGCCACGACGCTGAAGGAAGCTGACGCGCTCGAGCAGTCGCCGCGTTACGTAATCTGCCCGGACTGCGGGACGCACTGGATCGTCTGGCAGATGGGGACGTGGAAGCTGGCGAAGCCGGTGATCGTGCCGATGTACGGTTGACTTCACGGATAGCGGCCGGCGCAGTGCGGGAACACTGCGCCGGCCTGACCCGAACGCCGACGAGACCGGCGCGCGGGCTTGTCTCATTATATGCGATGAGGCAAGCCCCTCACCGGCCTGGCGGTTGGGCGTTGCCAGGCCGGTGTGTGTTTTGGGACAGCGGATCGGGTGAATGAAGCGGATTGAAAGCCGTCTCGTGGCCCCTACGCAGGTTGAAGGTCTGCCGGTCGCGCCGGCAGCGGGACGAAGCGGACGACGGTCGTATCCGGCCCATACCTGACTCACCTTGATAGCGGGTGTCGTCGAGGGACATACCGGGGAAAAGGACACGGAGGAAGCGTAACCACTGGAACTGATGCAGGAAGAAGCGGTGGCCACCAGACGCGGCCTCGGCCGCTGAACGCAACCGTCCTGCGCGACTGGACTGGAGGAGAGGGCAGGCGCAAGGCCTGCCCCTACCTCATGGGGAGGAACCATGATGATTTTTCAGGGCACGCGGATGGTGATGTCGCACGACGTGGTGCGCGCGCTGCGCGAGCTGCGTGAGGAGTTCGTGACGAAGACGGACGCGCCGGTCGATGAGTTGTTCGCCGACGTGGGGATGTTCCTGTTGGTGCTGTGCCGCAAGTTTGGCCTGTGTGAGGCGGAACAGGCGGAGGTGCTGGGCGTGGACGTGCTGATGCGGCTGAAAGGCAGGCGGGCGAAATGATGACGGTGATCGTGGGGCACGTGGTGGGCGTGTCGCTGGCGACGCAGGGTGCCAACATTTGGATCAGCGCGTCGGAGTTCGGCCGGCTGGTGGCGGCGATGCTCGACGGGCGGTCGCTGGATGCGGCGCGGGCCACCTCTCCGGATGGGGCCTGGCTCATCGTGCCGCAGGATGCGCGGGTGGATCGGGCGCTGCGGGACTTGCGCTGGCTGCTTGATGCGCTGGTGCATGATGTCCGTGGAAATGAGGAGGCATCCACTCCAGCCCTCCCCCGAATGTCAGGGGAGGGGGCAGAGGTGGCGGCGATCGCGGAGCGTATCCGGGAGGCCTGGCGGGGCGGGGCGAGCCGGCGGCGGCTGGCGCTGGTGGCCGGCTATCCGCAGTACGGAGGGTCGTACGTGCGGAAGATCGAGGAGGCTATCGAGTGGTTGGAGGCAGAGGCGCGGCATGGGGATGCCGCTACTACGGGGGCTGCTACTACGGGGGGAAACGGGCGGGGGAGTGGCGAATTGGTTGGATGGAGCGGGTCGGAGTAGTGGAGTAGTGGCCATGGCGAATCTTCATCGGCGATTGTTGAAGCTGGAGCGGGCGCAGCCGCAGTGCTGCGCGACGTGCGCGGCGCTGGTGGTGCGCGCGTCGGGCGAGGCGTCGTGTGCGTTGGACGATGTGGCGCTGGCCGGCGGGTCGCTGGCGCCGCTGGATGATCTGACGCGGCTGGTGTGCCGGCTGTATCTGCGGTCGCACGAGGAGGATCGGCTGGCGCTGTTTCGGCGGCTTGCGGCGGGGTAGGAGGTGGGCATGCTTATGTTGGTGAACGAGTCGACGGTGCGCCTGTTTGTGTGGCGCACCGAGTCGAGCGAGTATGGGGCGACGAGGCGCTATTACTGCGCGGTGGCGCCGTATCGGTGTATCCTGGTGACGCGCGAGGGTCTGGACCTGGCCGGGCTGCGGGGCCAGGTGGTGGACGCGACGATCGGTTGGGAGCGGGGTGGGAGAGAATTCGTGCGGCCGGGGAACGAGGGGCTGGCGCACACGAAGATTACTGTTTTTCGGGTGGTGCGCGGGGCGCAGGCGGATGCGACGACGCTGGCGCACGTGCTGCGGCGTGCGCCGAAGGATGGGGAGGGCTGAGGCGCTGAGGGAACGGCATGGGGATGCCGTTCCTGCGAGTTGTGCTGTTTGAACGGACGTTCTATAATTAGCCTTGTCGGCGGGCGTTGGTCCGACATGTGAGCCGGGCGAAGAGAAGTGCCTCCTTCGTCCGGTCTCTTTTTGTTTCCGGGTTTACGTGCGGTTTTGATTTGTTAGGGTTGCGTGTGCTTTCTGGAAGAAGCGTGTCTTTTGCTCGGTCTGTAACGGTTTTGTCATTGACTTGAGAGCACGGTTGTTCTAGGATCGTGTCGAGCTTGGGCGGCTCATTACTACCGGCATAGCCGGTCTACCGGCATAGGGATGCCGGGTCTACAGGGCGGCCCATGCAATCTTCCAACAACAGCAAGCGGGGGCGCGGCGCGCCAAAGGGCAACAGCAACGCCCGCCGACACGGTTTTTACGCCCGTAAGTTGGCGCACAGTGCACCCGAGGCTGTAATCGCCGGCGATGGCGCCCACGTCGCCGGTTCTCCTCCAGATGAGGCCGGTTTTTCTCTGCCGGCCTCAGCTTCGTTGTTGGTGTCAGGTGCACGGGTGTCAGGTGCGCCGGCGCCGATTCCCACCTTAGACGATCTAATCCTCGAGCTGTATGCCAAGCAGAAGGACCTGAGCGCTTACATTGCCGGGCTGAGCCATAGCCAAGCGCCGGACGACGAGTCGCGCGTGTCGCTCGAGTCGCGCAAGCTCTCGGCGTTCGAGCTGTTCCGGCAGAACACGGCGACCTTGGGCCGGCTGCTGGCGTACCGGGGGCAGGGGGATCTGGGCCGGGAGCTGACGGGGGCTCTAAACCAGGTGCTGGACATGATGTCGCGGGACCTGGGGATGCAGCTGTGAACCACGGATGACACGGATGGACACGGATGATTGAGCTGGCGCCTTACGTTCCGATCTTCATTCAGCTGGTGATCCTGGCCGGGACGATCTATGTGGCGCGCAGCGCGCGGCCGAAGCTGGTGGCGGAGACGAAGCAGGTGGAGGCCGAAGCGGCGCACACGCTGGTTAACGGGTTCTCGTCGCTGGTGGTGTCGCTGCAGACGAAGCTGGCGGAGGCGGAAGCGGAGTTGAAGGAGGAGAAGAAGAAGGCGGGGGTGGTGCCGACGCTGGCGCGGCGCATCGACGAATTGGAAGCGGAGTTGAAGGCGGCGCGCAGCACGATCAGCGACTTGGAGCACGATACCTAACCACGGATGACACGGATGTCACGGATGAGACCTAGGGGCGCTAGGGATGCGTGAGGGACGCAATCGACCCACTCGTACAGGCAACCCGGCTCGCGCTGTCCAACATCGGCGCGTACAGCCGTTACGTCACGCGGCGCGAATTGCGCGCGTATCAGGTGGAACCGGCCGAGGCTATCGTAAGCAGCATCGTCGGTGGACACGGTCGGACTTTTGTCGTCGAGATGAGCCGGCAGGCGGGGAAGAACGAGCTGAGCGCGCAGTTGGAGGCGTATCTGCTGACGATCTTCCAGCGCGTTGGCGGGCAGATTGTGAAGGCGTCGCCGACGTTCAAGCCGCAGACGCTGAACAGCCTGCAGAGACTGAAGGACCGGCTCAAGACGCCCTGGCACGCGGGCCGGGTGAGACATCGAAGCGGCTACATCGTCGAGGTGGGTGAAGCGCGGGCGATGTTCTTTTCGGCTGAGCCTCGGGCGAGCACGGTGGGGGCGACGGCTGATCTGCTGCTCGAGGGCGACGAGGCGCAAGACATCAAGGCGAGCAAGTGGGACAAAGACTTCGAGCCGATGAAGGCCTCCACAAACGCGACGAGCGTTCTGTGGGGCACGGCCTGGACGACAAACACGCTGCTTTATCAGGCCAAACAAGCGGCGCTGCGACAACAGGCGAAAGATGGGGTGCGGCGCTATTTCGAGTATCCCGCGGATGTGGTCGCCCAGTACGTGCCGGCGTACGCGGCGCACGTGGCCGATCGGCGCGAGCGGCTGGGGGCGCGGCATCCGCTCATCGTGACGCAGTACGACTTGAAGGAGATCGATCATGAAGGCGGCTTGTTTCCCGATGCCCGCCAGGCGCTCATGCGCGGGACGCACGAGCGGCGCCGCGCTCCGGAGCCGGGGAAGCAGTACGCGCTGCTCGTGGACGTCGCAGGCGAGGATGAGGAACAGCGCGGGTCGGCTGAGGTACTGGAGCGCGATCAACTGGCTAATAAGAAGCGAGATGCCACCGCTATCACGGTGGTCGAGATGGGGCCAGGCGATCAGTGGAGTTATTTGGTTCGGGATCGGAGTTTGTTTCTGGGCGTTCCGCAAACGGCGCTTTACGAGCGGATCAATGCGCTGGTGGCACACTGGTCTGCGCGCTGGCTGGTGGTGGACGCGACGGGGGTCGGGGCGGGCCTGGCTTCGTTCCTTGAGGCGAGATGGAGCGAGCGGGTTGTCCGGTTCGAGTTCTCGTCGGCGAGCAAGTCGGATCTGGGGTGGGACTTCGTCGGGGTAATCGAGACGGGCCGGTTCAAGGACCACGCGGACGATCAGTCGGCGGAGTACCGGCAATTTTGGTATGAGGTTGACAAGTGCCAGTACGAAGTCTTGGACGGGCCCGGGCAGCGCTTGCGATGGGGCGTCACCGAGCCGCCGGCGTACGACGGGCTGGTGGCGCGCGGGCACGACGATCTGTTGATCAGCGCGGCGTTCACGGCGGTGCTCGACAAACAACCCAAACCCACCGAGTATTTTGGTGCGGTGGTGCAGGTGGAGAAGAGGGTGAGCCGGCGTAGGGGCAAGTACTAAAACGTGAAACGTAAAACGTGATGGCACGGAATCCTTACGCTTTGACTTTCAGCCGGCGGATGGCGCTGGCGTGGCGGATTGCGACGTCGCGGATGGCGATCGACGCGACGCTGCGCGATTTCCTCGGCGAGGACTCGCAGGGCAAGTCGACGAGCCGGGCGGGCTGGGCGAGCACGTACGACGCGACGAAGGATCGGCCGTGGTTCCAGCGGCACGAGAACCTGACGGATGCTCTGGCCGCCTGGCGCACGAATCCGCTGGCGCGGCGCATCGTGAATTTGACGCGGGATCACGTGTGGGGGAATGGGATCCGGCCCACGTCGCGCATCAACGCGGTACAGAAGTGGCTCGACCGCTTCTGGAATCACGAATTGAACAACATGGGGGAACGCTGGCCGGTGTGGATCGACGCGCTGACGACGGATGGCGAGGTGTTCCCGACCTTTCATCAGAACGAAGTCGACGGGATGGTGTTTGTTCGCGCGCTGGCCGCGGTGCAGGTCGAGGGCCTGAAGTGGCGGGCGAACGATTACGAGCAGGTGACGGGGGTCGGGCAGCGCGTGCCGGGCCAGATCGAATTGGTATGGTGGCCGACGCTGCTGACGGCGGAGCCCGGGCAGAGCTTCGCCGGGCAGTTCGCGGTGAACAAGCCGCTGGGTGCGACGCGCGGGGATGGCGATCTGGCGACGGCGCTACCCTGGCTGGCGTTCTACAGCGATTGGCTCGAAGACCGGGTGGAACGTAACGCGGCGCTCAGCAAGTTCTACTACGAGGTTGCCGTTGAGAATGCGGCCGACGTACCGGACGCGCAGCAGCGCTACAAGAATCCTCCGGCGGATGGCTCGGTCGTGGTGCACAGCGCCAGCGAGAAGCACGAAGTGAGACAGCCGAAGATTGGCGCGGACGACGCCAAAGCGGACGGCTTCGCGCTGAAGAGCATGGTGGCCGTCGGCGGGAACGTGCCGAATTTCTGGTTGGGCGATCCGGGGGAAGGCAACACCGAAGCCACCAGCACGAACATGACCGACGTGTCGTACCGCCACTACGAGACGCGCCAGGGCTACGTGCGCAAGCGCATCGAAGAGACGTGCCGCATCGCCTACACGCTGGCGGCGGCGCAAGGCGCCATCCGGCGCTACGCGGACCCGGGCATTTCCACGGACGTGGCGGATGTGCGGCGCAGCGACAACCAGGCGCTGGCGGTGGCGGCGCGGGACATTGCCGAGGCGTTTGCGAAGGTGCTGGAGGCGGGGTTGGATCGAGACGAGCGCACGATTCGGATGATCTACAAGTTCGCGGGCGAGGACCTGCCGGATAGCGAGATCAAGCAGATCGTGGCGGAGGCGAAGGCGCGCGCGGAGAAGAAGAACAACGGATCGGGCGAATCGACGGATCGGGGAGAGAGCGACGATGAGCAAGAAACAGAAGACGATGAAGGCTGAGGAGTTCCGGTTTGCGATACCGATCCGCCTGGCGCGCTCGGCGAAAGAGCTGCCGGCGGGGGTGGCGCGGGTGTATGGGGTTACGCAGATGGAGGCGGGCGAGACGAAGCACGATCCCCCGATCGTGCTGCCGGATCAGGTTCTGATCGACGCGGCGCCGAGATTCAGCGATGTGGGCGCGCTGTTCGATCATCCGGACCTTTTCGGGGGGCTGCGTGCCAGCCGCCTGGTGGGCGTCTATCGGGACGTGCACTGGAACCCGGCCGATCGGCGCGTCGACGCCGAGCTACACATGATGGACATCTCTGCCGCCAAGCCGGCGGTTGAACTGCTGGACACTGTGATCGAGATGCAAGAGGCGGGCCTGAAGCCGCCCGACGTGGGCCTGTCCGCTCTGGCCTGGCTCACGTGGGATGTGCAAGACGGCAAGCGCGTTGTCAGTTCGATCCGGGAAGTCGCGTCGGTAGACATCGTCTACCGTCCCGCCGCAGGTGGGGGTGTGCACAAGGTTCTCAATTCAAGGCAAGGAGCAGGTGAGATGGAAAACGAAGAGGAAACTACGGTGCCGGTGTCGGTTGTGGCTACACCGGACGCGCTGAGTGTGGCTTTGCAGCGCGAGCAGTGTAGGGCGCTGCTGGATCTGAGCCTGAGCAACGCCGGGCTGCCGGCGCAGTTCGCGGCGATCGTGCGCGATCGCTTCACCACGTCGGACGGGGCGGTGCGCGTGTTCGAGCCGGCCGATCTGGAGCGGGAGATTGCGTCGGTGCGCAGTGCGGCCGCGTCGTTCGCGGCCGGCGGGGCGATCCAGGGCATGGGTCAGCCGGCGCACGACGGGCGGCCGAGCGTGCAAGGCATGTGGTCGAGCCGGGAGCGTCTGGAGGCGGCCTACGAGCGGCTGATGGGGCTGCCGGTGGCGTCGCAGTTCGCCGACGTGCCGCGTCTGCGTGGCCTGGCCGAGTTGTACACGGGCCTGACCGGGGACGTCGACATGCGCGGGATCTTCCGTCCGGAGTACGTGCGCTTTGCGGTCTCGGGCGCCACGAGTCCGAACACGGCTGCGGTGATGGCCGAGCTGACGGCGAACCTGCAGAACAAGCTGATGCTGGCGCAGTGGAATCGGCTGGCGGCTGCGGGTTATACCTGGTGGCGGCGGGCGGTGGCGATCCGCGACTTCCCGACACTGCAGCGCACGAGCTGGATCGTGGCCGGTGGCTTCGGCGATCTGCCGACGGTGGCGGACGGTGGGGTGTACACCGAGCTGACCTGGAACGACAAGCGGGAGTACATCGACTTTCTGAAGAAGGGCGGCTACACGAGCCTGACGCTGGAGATGATCGACAAGGACGACGTGGCCGGGTGGCGCGCGGTTCCGGAGGCGCTGGCGACCTCGGCGATCCGCACCATCAGCCTGGCGGTGGCCACGGTGTTCACGAGCAACCCGACGCTGAACGAAGACAGCGCGGCGATGTTCTCGACCACGCGCGGCAACCTGATCGCCTACGACCTGGACCCGGCCGGCTGGGAGCAGGCAGGGATCGCGATGTACACGGCGACGGAGTTCAACAGCAGCAAGCGCCTGGCCGTGCTGCCGGACCGGGTGATCGTGCCGGTACAGAAGCGCAGGCGGGCGATCCAGCTGTTCTTCGGCGACAAGGAACCCGGTGGCAACCTGAACGACATCAACGTGGCGCCGATGGACGCGGCGGCCGGCGGCGCGAAGGACAGCGCCGGGCCGGTGCTGGTGTGCCCGGACTTCACGGACACGAACGACTGGGTGGCGCTGGCCAACCCGGATCTCGCGCCGTCGGTGGGCGCGGGCTTCCGCTTCGGCGAGATGCCGGAGATCATCAACGCCGCCGACCCGAGCAGCTTCCTGCTGTTCTACCAGGACGCGCTGCCGATCAAGGTGCGGTGGTTCTACGCGGTCGGCGCGATCGACTTTCGCAGCGCCGTGTTGAGTCAGCTGTAAGCACGGAGCACGACGCGGATTTCTGACACGGATGCACGGATAGGGCAGGGGCAAGCCCTGCCCCTACACAACGCACAGGAGAAAAGGACGATGAGCACGGTGAAGAGACTGATCAATGTGGCGGCGGTGTTCGTGCTGGCGCTGGCGATCGGCATGAGCATCACGCTGGCGGTGGTGGCCGCGCCTGTTGCGGAGCCGGCTGCCGTGCCTGCTTCGCAGGCGGTTGGCGGGTGGGCGGACTATCTGCTGCACTCGGCCACGGTGAGTATCACTGCGGACGCGACGGGGACAGGCAGGGTCATCGCCGACTACGGCGTGGCGGACTGCTACCAGATCGTCGACATCGGCACGGCCCAGCGCGTGACAACTACTATGGCGCACAGCCCGGACAACAGCAACTGGGTCGACGGGATGGTGTTTCCCGGACGCCAGGCGGATGGAGTGGACTACCTTTCGTTCCCGATCACTGGTACGTACATCCGCGCCAGCGTCGACATCATGACAGCGGGTACCGGGGTTACTGTGACGCTGCGCTGCACGGCCAAGGACAAGAGCAACTAACAACGGATCGGGTGAATTCCCGGATCGGAGGGGAGCATGGCAAAGAAAGCGGTCGATTCGGTCGAAGCGCCGGACTTGGGCGCGGTCCTGGAAGAGCGCGGGTTTCGGCCTGCGCCTGAGGAGCCGGCGCCGGAGGGTGAGCGGGCGAAGCTGCTGGCGGATGCGCTGCGGCACTACAGGCTCGACGCGGTGCTGCGGGCGATCTACCCGAAGCCTGGCGTGGTGAAGCTGATCGTCGGCGACGGGCGCAAGCTGTGGTATCCGGAGGCGGCGACGCCGTTCCGGCCGAGCAATGCGCAGCCGGCGAAGACCCGGTCGCTGCTGGACGGGCTGAAGGCCGATAGTGATCAGTAATCAGTGATCAGTAATCAGTGGCGGGTGGGGATGGCCGGTGCGCGTGCCGGCGATCTCCGCTCGCCTGGAGTCGGCGGATGGATCATCCGCCGAGAGCGAGGGTGACAATGGATGAGCTGTTGAACCAACTGCGGCTCGTGCTCGAGGATCCGTTTGCGAAGATTATCGTCGGGCATGTGCTGATCAACCTGGTGGCGGCGCTGGCAGCGGCGCTCAAGACGAATGCGCTCGACCTGGCGCACGTCAAGAGTTTCGTGCTGCAGAAGCTGCTGCCGAATCTGGCGGTGTTCACGGTGGCGAAGCTGGCCGGCAACCTGGCCGGGCTGGACTGGCTGGCCGGGGTGGCCTGGGCGGCGGTGGAGGCGGATCTTCTCGGCGACCTGGCGGATAGCCTGGGCCGGTTGGGGCTGCCGATGCCCGGCGCGCTGATGAAGGGAAAGGGGTAGAGACATGGGACGCTGGGCTGCAACACGGAGTAACACGGCTCTTTCCACCACGGCTGACTTCATGACGCTGGTGTCTCTGTCGGCGCGGCGGTGTGAGGTGTACCTGGTGGAGTTTGCCGGGATGGGAACGGCGAGCGCGGCGAACGAGGTGATCGTGGCGCGCTCCTCGGGCGGAACGACGGGCGGCGGCGCGATCACGCCGGAGCCGCTGAGCGGCGAGCAGGCGGCGGCGGCCGGGGTTGTGAACACTACCTGGTCGGCGCAGCCGACGATCGACGACATCGTGATGCGCCTGGGGGTGAATGCCAACGGCGGCATCAACCGGTGGCAGACCACGGACCCGCGCGCGATGATCGAGATCCGGAATGCGGCGAATCTGTCGCTGCGGTCGGGGTTTGGCACGTCGGCGGTGAGTGGCACGCTGCAGTGGGACGAGCCGTAACAAACAGCGGATCGGGAGAATTCGGCGGATAGGGGCAGGCGCGGGTCGGGCCTGCCCCTGTTTGGGTTCTAGGCGGTTTTAGGCGATGCCTGCTTATCAATCTCATGCGACCAACGGCACAGTCGAAGGGTCGGGCACGACGATAACGATCGATAAGCCGAGCGGCACAGCCGAAGGCGATCTGCTCGTCGCTCAGATCGTGCACGGCACAGGTAGTCAGAGTACCTTAGACGGTGGACAGCCTAGCGGCTGGACGCAAATCGGCGTCGGCAACAACGCCGATCATAACATCGGCGTGTGGTGGAAAATCGCGGGCGCGTCGGAGCCTGCGAATTACACCTTCACTTCGACCATCGACAACGACATGTCGGGTGGGATCATCCGCATATCGGGTGCGCATCCGACCACGCCGATCAACGCTCAGCACATACAACTGCTGACCGCCACGGCGTCGGCGATCACGAACAACGTGACGACGACGGTGGACAATTGCCTATTGATCTTCTTTGCCTGTCAAGACGACTCGGCCAATGCCACGTGGACGTGGGATGGAGCTTTGCAGGAACGGTATGATGAGGTTTGGGCACCTTCGTTTGTGCTGATTGCCGCTTCAGACGAGGCAGTGACTGCTCAACAGAATTACTCGCGGACGGCAACGAAGACCGGAGGGACACGTCGGTTGGCGGGGGTGCTGCTGGCGATTGCACCATCTGCGGCGGCCGCGGATCCTGCAATTCTGTCGGAGATCGTTGAATCGGAAGTGGCTTTTGACGACACGCTGCACGAGTGGGTCTTCTGGCTCACGCCGGCGGATGTGGTCGTTGAGGAGATGCCGCCGGCAACAGCGGATCTTGGGAATGAAACGGATCGGGTCACGGATGACACGGAGGTGCACGGGTATACGCTCTGGCTGACGCCGGACGACGTCGAGGACTTTCAGCCCCTGCCTTTGCTCGACGAGGCGGGAGCGGACTTCGACGATACGCTGCACCAGTGGACGCACTGGCTCACGCCGGAGGACGTCGAGGATCCGCCGCTGTCGGCCTCGGTCTTCGAGGAGAGCGAAGCGGTCGCCACGGAAGCGCTGGAGTGGTTTTCGGCGGCGACGGAAGACCTGGTCGAAGAGCCGCCGATACCGGCGTGCACGATCACCGATCTGTTTGAGTCGGATGACACCGAGCACAACTGGCAGGCCTGGCAGGTCCCCGACGATGTGCTGCCCGAGGACTTCATGCCGGGCGCGCTGCTGGTGCTGGCGGAGGCGGAGTTCCGGAGCGACGACACACTGCATAACTGGACGATGGGGCCGAATCTGCGCGGCGGGCTGCCGGGGTTCACGATCGGGCTGGTGCGGGTGACGAGCGCGATCAAGGGGGCGGTGGTGACGAGCGGATTGAAGACGACTAAAGTCGTCACTACCTACAAGGGCGTGCGGGATGGAACGACGGAGTAAACTTCAAACTTCAAAATTCAAACTTCAAAGGGCACGGACATGACGGCGCCTTATTCGACGTGGACGTGGCGGGTGGGGAGCACCGAGCCGATCGAATTTCAGCTGACGGCGGACGGGGAGGCGGTGGATTTGTCGGGGGTCACGTCCGTGGAAATACGGCTGCGGGCGGGGGACCTGGCGCCGTCGGTGGATTACGATACGGTGACGAACCCGACGAAGCTGGCGATCACGGATGCGACTGAGGGCAAGGTGACGTTTTACCCGGGCGCGGCTGAGTTCGCGCTGGTCGAGGGTCATTACAACGCGTTCTTTTGGGTCACGGATGGGGCGGGGCGGATTGCCTCGTACCCGACGGGGGCGAACTTCGTGATTCGCGTCTTGGAGGCTTTCTAACCACGGATAACACGGATGCACACGGAGAGGAGTGCGGATGGACGCGGGTGAGTATCGGGAGCGACTGCGGCTCGAGCTGGCGGATTTGGGGGTGGCGACGTGGGAGGACGACACGCTCGACCAGGCCTTGCGCCAGGCGCTGGAGGACTATAACGACGTGAATCCGGATCAGGCGATTGCGACGCATACGTTCGCCAGCGCGTCGCGCGAGGCGGCGCTGTCGGCGTCGACGTTCGCGCGGCTGATTCGGGTGCTGCGGGTGTGGCTGCCGTACACGGCGAGCGACCCGGAGCATCCGCCGAAGTGGCGCGCCGGCTTCGAGCTGTGGCCGGGCAACATCTTGTACATTGCCGACGATCCGGAGCCGGCGGCGAGCGACGTGGCGCGCGTCTGGTTCGCGCGGGCGCAGACGGTCGAGGGCCTCGACGCGGCGGCGAGCACGACGCTGCCGGGCGAGCACTCGCAGATGTTGGTCACGGGCAGCTCGGGGTATGCGGCGAGCGCCCGGGCGAGCGCGCTGCGTGAGACGGTCAGCGCCGAGGATGATTCGTATAAGCAAACCGCGGGGTTTGCCTTTCGGCGGCTGAACGAGTTTCGGGCGGGGCTGAATCGGATCCGAGCGCGGGCGGCGGGGGGGTACGTGGCGCTGCCGGTGCAGCGCAGAGGGCGCGTGCCGCGCCAGTAATTGGGGATTGGTAATTAGTGAAGACTCTGACGGCGACACTCACGACGGCGCAGCGGGCGAAGCACATTCAGCCGAGTGTGACGGCGACGCTGACGAGCAACGGCTGGCCGGCGTTCGCGGCGCACGCGGTGCGGATTGCTCCGACGACGCGGGACGGGGACGCGGTGAGCACGGGGACGGCGATCGTTCGGGTGTGCAACGATGGCGGCACGATTCGGTTCATGCGCATTACGGACCCGGGCACGGTCGGCAATTGGTATCAGTGGCAGGCGCTGGTGAGCGGGGTGGGGGCGTCGACGCGGGTGTGCATCTTCCGGGCGGTGGGGCGGGTGGTGGTGGCCTGGCTGGCGTCGAACGAGGTGCGGTGGCGCTATTCGGATGATGACGGGGCGACGTGGTCGGGGAGCACGGACACGGCGGCGTACGCCGGCGCCATCACCAGCACGTCGGTGGCCATCGGCGGGATTTCGAGCGCGGTGACGCAGCGGGGTGGGGTGGCCATCGCGTACGATCAGGACGGCGCGCCGGAGACTTACCATCTGCTGCTGTGGCGCTATAACGAGGTGGCGAACACGTGGGTGACTACGGTCGGCGACTACGCCGGCGGCGACATCAACGAGCCGGATTCGGTCGCCGGCGTGTATCGGGCGGATAGCGACGATTACACCGTGGCGCTGCTGCAGGTGCGCGACACGGGAACAGTCACCGGCCGGCCGATCAAGCTGCTGCACGCGACGGCCAGCGCGTGGGTCGCCGCCGACACGCAGACCCACAGCGCTTTGACCTTCACGGTGTACGACGCGTCGAACCGGGCTTTTATCCAACTGAGCCAAACCAAAATCAACGGCTACTACTGGCTGACCTTCAGCCAGGCCTACCACGATACGGGATTTGTCGTGTACCTGGCGCGCAGCGACGACGGGCTGTTTTACTCGGCTTACGTGGCGACGGAGATCCGGGCGCTGCAGTTCGCGCACGTGCGGATGATCGAGCACGGGGATTACATCTATCTGATTAAGCCGGCGGAGGTGTGGCGGGCGGAGAACAGCGGATCGGAAGAATTGGCGGATTTGACGGTGGTGAGCTACGACTTGGACGGGGAGCGGATGACAGTTGTCTTGCACGATGCTGACGGGAACCTTGCAGGCTCCTCGCTGCTGGTCGAGGGCGGGCGGCTGAGCGTGGCGCGCGGGCTGGTGACGATGGTCGGCGCGGAGCGCGTGACGCTGCACACGTTTGACGTGATGTCCGTGGAAATCGTCGGGGCCAAGCTGACGGTCAAGGCGGAGACGGCGCTGGCGCGCATGCGGCGCTGGGTGAGCGAGTACACGCTGACGTGGACGGGGACGCTGCGCAACTTGCTGGAGCGGCTGGCGGCGTGGTGCGACATTCACGCGGTGAGCGTGGATGGGGCGGCGGCCTGGAGCAACACGATCAGCGGGTTTGTGGTGGCGTCGGGTCAGCGCGGCGATCAGGTGCTGGCGCGGCTGCAGCGCTACTATCCGTTCGTCGTCGAGATGAACGGGGGCACGCTGACGGCGAGTGTGGCGGTCGCCGCGCCGGCGTCGACGTACGATTTTGCGCTGCATCGGGGAGTCATCGGGAGCTGGGCGGGCTACCGGACGGCGTTCAATCAGATCTTTGTGTATGGCACGGGCACGGACCTGGCGGAGGCGTTCGCGTACACGCCGGGCAGTCCGGCCCGGCCGCTGCGGCTGGCAGATCGCTTCCTGACGACGCTGGCGCTGGTTCAGGCGCGAGCCTCGGCGGAGCTGATCGTGCAGAAGGAGAAGCGGCGCGTGGGGGAGCTGGTGGCGCTGCCGCATTTCGGCGCGGAGCGGGGGGATGTGGTAACAGCGGATGGGGAGAATTGGCGGATTGTCGAGATCGCGGAGAAGTATCGGAAGCCGCACGGGATGGCGCAGACGCTGACGCTGCGGGGGACGACGTAAAACGTAAAGCGTAAAACGCAAGGGGACGGATGACACGCTACGCGACGATCGAGAGTTTTGACGCGGGGACGTACACGGCGGCGCTGAGCCTGGATGGGGGGTTCGGGTTCGCGCTGGGCGTGCCGTGCTCGCGGGCGATCGATTCGGCGCTGCTGGTGGCGACGGCGCGGGTGGCGGTGGCCATGGCGGATCCGGCGGACGAGGCGGATTTTGGCAGCGCGATTGTGTATGCTGTGTTCTAACCACGGATGACACGGATAGCACGGATAGGAGGTACATACAATGCGCACGGTGAAGGAGCCGGCCTACGAGGATCTGCTGGCGGTGGCGGACCTGGCGGATGAGGTGTGCGAGATGATCGGCAAGTATCTGGGCCGGATGTACACGCGCGGGGAGTTTGACGCGGCGGTGTTTAGGCCGGGTCGGGCGCTGCGCTTGGCGCTGCGCAAAGCCGGCTATCGGAGTGAGGGAGAGTCGGTGGCGGGATTCGTGAAGCGTAGTAAATAAGGAGGGGATGATGCTTGACCAGGCGGGGATCCTGCTTCAAATCGCGCAGGATACGCGGACGCTGTCGGAGTTGCTGACGGTGTTCGCGAGCGACTACTTGGCGCCGGTGTTCGAGAAGCATCCCGAGCTGCCGAGCGCGGACATCACGATCACCATCGACAACAGCACGCCGGGCGCGCCGATCGTCGAGGTGCGCACGCACTTCCACATGTCCAACCCGGAGCTCTCGGTCCTCAAGCTCCAAATTCCAAACGCCAAACTACACAAGCCTCTGCTGTAGCTGTGGCGCTGGTCCCAGCACGGCATGGGGATGCCGTGCCTGCGGGTGGCGCGGCGCTGGCCGGGGACGAGCGGGATTTTCAAAAAGAGGTATCGACCGCGAAAAGAGGAAGGCGGGGGCTGGCGGCGCGGGTCGGCGGCGGGGAGTCCTCGACCGGGGCCGCCGCGTCGCGCCGCGCCCCCGCCGGTCGCTTCAAGACGAGCGATCAAATTTCAAACTTCAAATTTCAAACCTCAAACCAACAAACCCCAAGTTCAAACCCCAAAGCTCAAAATCCAAAAGGCAAACACCCGACTGCTGTTGGCGTCTGCGGGGTATGGCGCCGGTCAGTGGTGTGGCGAAGCGGGCGGCCTGGCGGCGGGGGTCGGCGGCGGCGCGCGGCTTTTCTCGCGCGGTTGTGCCGCCGTTCCCCGACGCGGGGCCGCCTGCGGGTGGTGCGAGATCGCGTAGTCGTATGGTCGCGTAGTCGGGTGATCGAGTGGTCAGGCGGATTGGCGCGGCGCCGGCTTCAATGCCTCGGCGGGCTTGATCCGATCTTCACCTCTGCCAACTCGCTCCCACCAGCGTTCTACGCAATCGACGATCGCGACCTGCTCGGCATAGGTTAGGCCACGCAGCTTCTCGACGAGCGCCGGACCGTCACACTTCCACTTTCCCGCGTAGCCTTCCTGCAACGAGTCGGCGACTTCGCGGTCGACGAGTTGGATGCTGAACGGCTCTGCAAATAGCGTGCCGTTGAGTACGTCGAGGATCAAGCCGATCTCGCTGTCGTTCAGCAGGTCGGCCAGTTTGCGCCGGCCGACTTCGAGGATCTCGACGTATCGGTCGATCATCCGGTTGAGCGTGGTGCTGCGTTCGTCGCCGCGCAGGGCGATGGCGGCGGCGACGTCGGGCTGCAGGCTGATGGAGTATTTTTCAACGGGCATGAGGCTTCTCCTTTTGGGCTGGCTGGTCTTGGATCACACGGATTCCTGCCTCCGTGATTTGATTTTCTGCTTGGCTGGCATTGTTAGCTCCTTCTGAAAAAATCGACCGCCCACACGAAGCGGCATCCGGCGGCCTCGGCAGCCTGCCGGTCGGATTCCTGATCGCCGATCATGATCGTATCGGCGGCGCTGGCGCCGGCCTCGCGCATGAGCTCGCGGAGCATGCCGGGCCTGGGCTTGCGCCGATAGGAAGCGCGGGCGAAACGCGGATCGGCGCCGGGCCTGCCGGCGGCGCGCTCATCGTAGCATGAGCAACGCCAGTAATCGACGCCGCCGACTTTCTGCCCGGCGTCGCGCACTAGGGCGCGTGCTTGCTGCTCGCCGATGAAGCCCCAAGCGACTCCGCCCTGATTGCTGGCGATCGCGATCATATGGTCCTGGGCGCGCAGGTCGGCGAGCTTTTCGAGCACGCCGGGTAGGGGCTGTTGCTCGTCGGGGGTGTTGGCGGGCCGGTTGCCGACCAGCCCGCCAACGAGCGTGTTGTCCTTGTCGAAGATGTAGAGCACGTCAATCCCCCCCGCGCCTGCGAGAGCCACGGTGCGAGCTGGTGAGCTGCGTTTGCTGGATGGCCTTGGCGCCCTTCCAGCCGGACAGATCGAGCACCCCGTGATCGGGGTGCACCACCCGGCGCGCCTCGGCGTTCCACTCGTGGCGCGTGCCGACGAGCTCGCGCAGATTGTCGCGGCGCTGCTCGACGAAGAAAATGTCACCCTGGCGCTCGACCCGGCGGCCCTCGGTTTGGGCCTTGCGCACTTCGGCGGGTGTGATCCAGTCGAGAGCTGCGCTGATGGTAGTGATCGTGCCGGGCACGCGGACGGCGAAGAGAGAGCCGTCATCGCGGCCCACTAGCCACGAGGCACGCACCCACCAATCGCCGAAGGCGTTGGAGTAGTGGTAGCGCTGCTCGACGTTGATGAGCCACATCCGGAGCTTCGGATCGTAGTCGGAAACGCTGCCATCGCCGGGGTTGCACGTCGGCGTGTTTAGGCGGCGCTTGGCGACTTCAACGGAAGCCAGAGTGATCAGGCGCTCGTCTCGCCGGTGGATCAGGGCCTTTTGTGCTTCTTCTGGAGAGGGGAGGATGACGGGGCGACTCTTCGCGCGCTGCGTACGGACGCGGCTGATGCGGCGCGCCTCGCGATAGAGCAGGTCGGCGGCCTTGCCGCGCTCGCCGTGCTCTATATGCTCGCTGGCCCACTTGTCGGCGTCCTCGCGGCGCATTGCGCGGCCCAGTCGGGCGGCTTCTCTTACCATTTCAACGGGGAGGGGTGTTTCCATGTCGAATCTCCGTTCTATTGACCTGGCGCGGGCGCTTATGCTACACTAGGCACGCAAGCCCGCAAGGGTTTGTGCGTCGCTGAGCAGCCTTCTGGTTTCCGGCCGGGGGCTGCTCGTTTTTGATCGGGAGTGTGGTTCCTCCTACTGGAGATTGGTGCTACTATGGTAGCACCGTTATTGGTTTTTGTCAAGAGGCAAAATTTGGCCGGCCGGGAGCGGGTGCGCGTCCCGGCCGGCAAGGTGTCAGGTGTCACGGTGTCAGGTGTCAGGTGGCGGATTCCTCCTTTCCGGCTGCCGGCTCGGAGATCTCGCCGTTGCCGGCGGTGGCTGGGGCGGGGGTGATGATGATCGTGTCTTTGGCGTTTGTGGCCTGGCCGGGGGTGAGGATGACGGCGACGCCCACCCACCTGGCGTAGTCGTCGCTGCGTGCGGCGGTGATCACGGCGGCGGCCTGCGTCTTGTTGAGGGGCAGCTTCTTTTTCTTGCCGACGAAGCTCAGCACCAGGCGCTTTTCGTTGTGCTTGCGTCGCGGATCCCAGACGTCCTTGACGACGACGCCTGCAATGGTCGTGGTGATGGAGCGCCCTTGCAGGTCGGCGGCTTGCAGGTAGAACTCGTACAGGTCGAATGCGGATGGCATGGCTTAGGCTCCTTTCGGGTACTCTACCAGATGCCATCGGATGGCCTCTGGCGGCGGCGTTGGCTCTGGTGTGTCCTCGGCCAGGTGGTCTACGATCCAGTGCATCCGCCCGCGCGCCGCCGTCGGCTCGACCATGCGGGGGTTGTGGGTGGCGGCGATCCACGCCTGCGCGTGGGCCTGGTCGCGGAAGTAGTGCAGGTCGTAGCGGCCGCGCCACTGTTCCGCCAGCATGGTGAAGCGTTCGCCTGTGGGTGTGGTGCGGGTCATGCCGGCACCTCCAGCTCGCGCCAGTCCTGTTCGCCGAGGACGTCGGCGATGCAGCGGTCGCACGTGCAGCCGAAGTAGCCGAAGCTGCGGAGCACGGCGTTTAGGGTCGCGTGGTAGGCGTCGGCCTGCTCGAGGATGTCGGGGGCTTCGTCGTAGGCGCGGTTTCCGGCGCGCTGCGCTGCGCTGAAGGCGTCGGCGAAGTCGCCGACGCGGACGGTGAGCGAGTGAGTTTGTGCTACAATGGTTGCGGACATGCGGTTTCCTCCGTTCTTTGTCCATGCCCGGCCTGTGGGTTCCATCCACAGGCCGGGCGCTTGTGCTCGCCTAGCACGCGCCGGCGAGCATCACGCGAAAAGCCTCGGGCGCATTGAAGCGGGAGAGCGGCAGCCAAGCCGGCGTCGGCGGCACGGGCACGGACACGATCCACAGCCCGGACAGATGGCAGCGCCGAATGATGGCCTTGCGCCCGATCCGGCGCGCGAAGTCCTGCGCCTGGCGCATCGTCTCGAACATGGCGACGGCCACGGCGGGCGCTCGGACGGATGGCCGCCACCCGAACACCACAGCCCGGCCCCAACACGCCTCTTTCCACGCAAACGAGAGGGGGATCATTTCTCCTCCTTTTTCTCGAACCCAACACGGCCAAAGCGGGCAGTCTGCGGGCGCGCCCGCCGGGCAGCTTTGTTCGCCCGGCGATCTTGGCGCGCTCCGCAGCGAAGCCCGCTGGTAGAATCGCCACGACGCCGGCCGCGGGCAACCCCCCGCCGGCCAACAGACGCGCTATCTTTGCCAACACCCCAACACCCCGGAGCCCCACCTTTTATTTCCTCCTCTCACGGGCCGAAGCCCGGCAGCCGCAACGCCACGCCCGCCGGCGACCACGACCACAGCGACGCCCCAGCCAGCGCCACGCCCGCCGGCGCCCACGACCCGCCCCCGGGCAGCGCCGGGAACGCCGACGGCGCCAGGCCGAAGGGCGCGACGGCCACGGGCACGCCGGCCAGCACGGCAGCCGCGACGGACGCCCAGGACCCGGACCCGCACGAGGGGAAGGGGCCGGGCCCGAACCGCGCCGAGGGCAGGGACGAGGCCGCGCACACGAGCACGCCACGGCGCGCCGAAAGCCAGCGCACGAGCGCGAGGGAGCGGCGGGCCAGGCGCGCCACGAGGGGCAGGGCCAGCCCGCCCCCGGCCAGCCAGCGCACGGAGGCCCCGGCGGCAGCGGCAGCCGCGACGGCAGGGGGCACGCCGGGCGCCGGGAAGCCGGCGCCGGCGAACGACCCGACGGCGAACGCGACCACGCGGGAGGGAGCGAGCGGCGCGGCGGAAAGCGCCGCCGCATCCGCGCCGACGGCGCAGCCGGAGGCAAGAGCTGCGCCGCCACGCAGGACGGCGGAGGCAGCGGAGGCCACCCAGGCGCAGCCGGCCGCGGGCAGCGACCGGGGACCACAAAACCCGACAGCAGGGAAGGAAAGCCCGACAAGGGACACGGGACACCCCCAAGGCGCGGCCGCTAGCAGGAAAGCGGCACGGACACGACGACGACAGAGCCGCGCGCGCGCACCGAGCACAGCCCCAGCCAGCCGCCACAAAACACCGCCCCACCGGGCGACGAGAAGAGGCGCCAGGCCGCGAACGGCGACCACAGCCACGACGCGGCAAAGCGGCGGGCGCGGGCCGGCGACGGGAACACGAAGAGCACGCGGGCAAACGGCGCGCCCGGAGCGCAGCGCAGCACGGCGCGCCCGGCGCCGGCGCGCCGACCGAAGCGGGCGACGAGGCGGACGGGGCGCAGGGCGGCGACGCCACGGGCAAAGGCGAGAGCAGAAGGAGAAGCAGCAGAAGCAGCGACCACAGCGCACCCCCAACACAAAGCAAAAGCCCCGAAAAGCGAAGCGGCCCACAACGCCCACCAACAGGAACAGGATAGCAGAAAACACACAGCAAAGCCGGACAGGAAGCCGACAAACAGCCGACAAACAGCCGACAAAGCAGACAGGAGCGCCGGCCCACGAGCGGCGCCGGCGGGAGGGAACGGAGAGAGACCCACCCCCTTAGTGAAAATCGTTTGGGTCCAGATCAACCCGTAAGCGAAGAAGATGCGTGGATCCAGGGGCGCCTTGAAGGGCTTGCAGGCGAGGAGCCCGGAAGCCCGCGTGGCGTATGCAGGCTCCTGACGCGTTGGGACTCCGCCCGCTGGCGAGGATAGCGTAACGGAAGGATAGACTGACAGCCCCCACCATGTGTGTTCGTCAGAGCGAGTATGGAGTATGCAGGCGAGGAGCGCGGCCTCGAGCGGGGAATAGAGTTGCTTGCAGGCCTAAGCGGCCGGCCAAGAGGCACCCTTGCGGAACACCAGGCAAAGCCGCCGGAACGAGCGCGAGTCTTCGAGCGCCGAAGGGGCGGCGGTTATCCGGGGGTGCGCTGGCAGGCGAGTGGAGCTGGATGAAGGGGGCGATGACCAGGCCTGAGCGACTGTGTTGCGAGGCACGCTGGGATGCGAGGGACGCGGCGAGAGGTTTTATGCAGGCGATTGGTGTATGCCGGCTGTGACACTTACCGGGCATGAGGCGCTGGCCGGGGGGAAGTTACCAGCGCGGGTGGGGGGGATCGGCGCGCGAGCGAGTCGCTGGTACAAGCAGGGAGCTTGGCGCGCCGCATGCCCCCCCGCCCGCGCGTGCGGTCGAGGTAGCCGGTTTAAGAAGTTACTTGGCAGGCGAATGCTGCTTGTGAAGAGGCACGAGAGACAGGCAAGGTTGCCGACCGGGGGGAGAGGGCGCCGACCGTGAATGTCCCTGGCGGATAAGGGAGATGCCTGTTTGAGAGACCGCTTTGCGGCTTGGAGGGAAGGGGCGCCGGTGTGAGAAAAGGACGCCGGCCAAGTGCGGCCAAACGGGCGGAGCGGCGCGTCTTGGCGGCGACGGGCGCGCGCTTTTGTTGTTCGCGCGGTCGTTGCCGCCTGCGCCGCCGCCCGTGGTAGAACGCGAGGCGCGCTTGCTTGTGTCGTGAACCCGGTCTTTTTCCCGGATTCAATTCACCAGCCACTTGAGCTTGCGGGCGGTGAACTCGGCGCCGTAGACATGCGCGTGCTGGGCGATGCTGGCGATGAGTGCGTTGGCGCTGCCGTCGCCGATGCGCTCGGCGGGGCCGGTGTGTCTCAAGTGACCGGCGTATTTGGCGACGGCGGTGAGCTGGGGGATGAGCTTGTCCTCGATCATGACCATGGTGTGTTCTCGCCATCGCGTGGCGGGGATGACTCGAGTCGTCCACACCAGGCGGCTGGCTGTGTTGCGCGGATTGTGATCGGCGGCGTGCTGGGCGATGGCGGTGATGAGCTTGCTGAGACTGCCTTCGCCGGCGGTCGCGCCTCGGGTCTGGGCCAGGCCGAGCAAGCGGGCGACGTCGCGGCCGGCGGCGCGCTGCTCGGGGGTGAGGTTCAGCGTCAACGTGGGTGCGCTGCTGGCGTATCCGTAGGTCATGGCTTCCTCCTGCGGGCAGTGTAGCACACAGCAAGACGGAAGTCAAGAGCCAAACCAGCAAACTTCAAACTCCAAAACTCAAACTTCAAAAGCCCCTGCCGCGGGCGCGGCGCTGGAGCGGGGTTGTACCGGGGCTTGCTTTTTCCGGGGCTTGGTTGTACCGGGGCTTTTGCTTTTGCGGCCGGCCTACAGCGGCGTGGGGCGGCGGGGCGGGGCGGCGCGATTCTTTTCGCGCGCGGGGGCGCGGACGCACGCGCATGCGCGGGACGCCGGCCGCGCCCCCGCTTCGGGCCGTCTTCGGCCCGTTGCCCCGCCCCGCCGCCCGGCCAAGAACCACGGCGCTTCGATCTGGCGGCGCCTTTGTCCGTCGCCGCCCCGGCCAGATGGAGCACCAGGCGACGGCCAAGAACCACGGCGCTTC